GAATTTCAGCACCATGTCAAGCACTTTCTGAATGATGGGAAACAGTGTGACACCAAGCTTTGTTCCTACCATCCCGACAGACTTCTTCACATCGTCCAAGGTATCACCAAGGACAACACCTGCATTCACTGCATCATCACCCATGATCAGGCCCAATTCGTGTGCTCTGTCTGTCAATTCAACAATGCCTTCTGCACCGTTGTTCAACATCGGCATCATTTCAGATCCGGATCGGCCAAGAAGTCCATTTGCAAGTGCTGCTTTTTCTGTGCCATTTTCCATTGCAGCAAGTGCCATTGTCACTTCCTTGAACATATCTTCCTGATTCTTCATTTTTCCTGTGGAATCGTAGATGCTAACACCTAACGCTTCGAACATTTCAACACTCTTTTCAGTTCCGCTTGCTGCTCCGTCCATTTGTGCAACAAGCGTTTTCATACCCATCTGAAGACTGTTGACATCCATTCCATTCTGCCCCAATACATAGGACCATTCCTGATATGCCTGTTTTGACATACCGATCTTTGCAGACATCTTGTCGATTTCATCCGCTGTTGATGCAGACGAAGAAACCACACCCATCAGTGCCGCACCTGCTGCTGCCGTTCCGGTGACAACCGCTGTTCCAAACTTCGCTGCCGTTGCCGCCCCTTTCTTCAAGGATTCCGCAAAATTGCCTGCCTTTTTCGATGTGGCTTCTATGTTCTCGTTTGCTTCTTCGTTATCAATAGCAATCTTTCCGAAGATCTTAAAAAGTTCCATAAGGGATTCACCCCCTTCTTTTGTTCTTTATCGTGGTTTATACGTTCCCACGCATTTTTCTGTTTGATAATATACCCAATTCCTGATCAATCCTTGGTGCCAATCTGCTGACCAAGGCATTCCCATCAAGAACGATGTTCGAATCCTTTTCTGCAAGCTGTGGCATGTATTCTGCCAATATTGACATGATCCTTTGCATGTAATAGATGACAGGTTCATTCTCTGCTTTCACAGCTTCCCTGACGAACACAAGAAGTGTGTCAATAGGTGTGATTGCTTCTGCTCCTGCTTCGCCAAACCCTTGCCATCCTGCAAGTGTTGGAAGCACTGTCGGCCTGTCAAATATTCCACCCTTTGCATTCCACTTGACAGAAAACTTTGGAACACCGGGGATGTCAAGAAGTTCCGCAGCCTTTGCAAGAATTGCAGGCTTCTTTGACCATGACACACTGATTGAAGGCATTTTGATTGCTTTGAACTTCAGATCAATGTTGAAGAATCCCTTTATCTTTTTGATGGCATTGTCCACTGTGTTCCGTGCTGATTCGATTTTTTCTTTGATTGTTGAATAGATTGATCCGAAGACTTCAACAACCTTGTTCTTTGCAGAAACTATTGGATCAATCAGGCCCGATTTCAGCAATTGGAAAGCTGAAACAGCCTTGTCCTTTGCTGATTGCACCTTTTCAGAAATTGTGTTCCGGATGTTGTTGAAAATATCCGTTGCCTTCTGTTTCATGGATTCGAATTTCTCTTTCATGCTGTTGTACATTTCAGTGAATTTTGTTTTCAGTATGGAAGCAGCCTTTGAACATGCATCTTGTATCTTCTCCCATAGATTGATCCAAAACTGTCTGAATGGTTCAACATTGTTCCATAAATAGATAAAGGCAACCACAAGGCCTGCAAGAAGTGCCACGATGATTCCGATTGGATTGGCCATAAGTGCCGCATTGAATAAAAGGATCGCATTTCTGACCGTGCTGATTGCTTTTGCAGCTGCTGTCATAATGGTTCCCCAATTCATAATCAAAAGAAAGATTCCGATGGATGTTGCTGCACCAAGAATGACTGCAACCCATGTATGAATTGTGTTTTCATTCTCTTTGATCCAATTGATTGCATCCTTGAACTTGTCAATAAGTTCCTGGATCTTTGGTGCTGCTGCCGCAACCATGTCCGCAATCTTATTTTTGATTTTAGTCACGATTGGTTCAAATACCGCACCAAGTTCTGCAAAGGCATCAGAAAGCTTTTCCTGTGCCTTCCTTGCATCCATCACATCCTTGTTTGTTTCCTTGTACTGATCCGCTGCTTTGCCGTATGTATCACGCAAGGTGTTCATGATCAGGTCCTGTCTTTCTTCCTCTGTTGAACACTCCGCAAGCTGTGCATTGAAGTCATCAACGGTTATTCCGGACCATTCGAGTGCATCGGCCAAGGACGATTGCACCTCTCCTAAAGAACTGCTGTGGTTGATGGCTTCTGCCAACCCCTCCAACGGCAATGATGCCCCGAAAGTCGAATACACTCCTGTCAAGGTGTTTGTCATGTCATTCAGTTCTTCTTCGTTATCAGCAACCAATGCAAGGTGCTGTGCAGCTTCAACAGCCGCACCGGAATCACCCATGACTGCATTCAGATCAGAATAGGTGTTTTTGGCCACTTCAGAACTGTGGCCTGCTGTCTTATAGGCAGATTCAAGCAATCCCATTTCCTGCCTATATTCTCTTGTACTTTCTGTGACTGCAAGGATGGATCCACCAATGGCCAATCCTGCACCTGCAATCAACTTGCCTGCTGACACAACGGCCCTTCCAATTCCACCGAAAGCACTGTTGATGGTTCCCTGTGAATTGTTCGCCCTTTCTGCTGTGTCATCAATGGCATGGTTCGCTTCAGTGTTGTCAATGGCAATGCTGCCAAACAATCTGAACAGTTCCATGCATTTCCCTTTCTATTTTGGGGAAAATCTCTGCAAGATTCCCCTTGATTGCTGTTTGGTTTCTTCCACCTGTTCATCTGTCATTGATAAGGTTGTCGGTTGTTCCTTCTGCTTCTGCCACAACCCGGCCTTCCATTCGCTGAAAGGCATGTCAGACATACTGTGAACGTAAGCAATCCAAAGTTTGTTGTCATCCTCTTTTTCCGCTTCTTCTTTTTTGCGCTCATTTTCAAGATTGATTATTTGGTTCACAAACTCCCCAAACCGCCCTTGTTCGATGTACAATCTCATGAAGTCCATTGGACTTGCGTATCTTGAAAACAGCAAGTCCATGAACTCAATCTCACCTATTAAAGCAATTTGAAGACAACCTTGAAAAAAGATGTGTTCTTCACCTCATTGAAAGAATCATAGATCATCAACGGCAGTGTGCCGAACTCCATCTTCTTGATCTCGTCAACCGGGATCCCGGACATATCCGACCAAAAAGAATAGATGTCCTCACCCACCGGACCGCATAACTTGGAAATCACGATGTCAGCAATGTCAAGCACAACCATCTTCCCGACTTCATCAATGGTCATTCCCTTCGCTTCCTGCTTGAAGGTGTCCTTGAACTCCTTCAGGCCAAGCTTGCGGAAAAGCTGCAACAACGGCATCAAATCACCATCATTCAGCTTCCGCAATGTATACGGTCTTTCAATCACTGCTTCTTCCTGCTTCGTATTATCTTCAATAATTGCTTTACTCATAAGGTTTCAATCCTTTCTTTACGCTGTGGCCTTTTCCGGGTAGAAAATATAGATCGGTAAGGTGTCAAATACATCACCCTTGAAGTCAGCAGAACATTCAAAGGTTGCCTTCAACACTGCCGTTTCCTTGTTCTTCGGCTCAACCTCAAAACCGGAAGTGCAAAGTGCATTTTCCATGATGATGATCACTTCCGTTCCGTCCGTCATGTTTCCGACAAATGCGATATTGTCAAGATAGTCGGACAGTTCAAGAAGCGGTTTGGTGATGATCTGCGTGTATCCCTTGATAAGAGAATCCACTTCCTTGCCGACAATTGCCCTCTTGAAACTCTCCACAGTATGCTGTGCAAGGTTCGTTTCAAGGCTGCCTGCTTCACCCATCTTCAAGGTCAATCCCTTGACCTTTACAGTCGCACCATCGACATCAACATCCGTAAATTCGGAAACGATGGAACACTTGTTGCCACCGGATGTTGCACCAAGGACATTTTCTTCAGAATCATCCCATTCACCGATGACAAAATCACCTGCCTTCGGCACATAATCTGCGGCAACTCCAATGAAGGAAACATCCGGTGTCAGCTTGCTGATCCGAATCGTGTCAGTGCCTTCTTCCTCGGTGTCTGCGATAACCTTCAGGGAACCCTTCGGCTGCTCTCCACCATCTTCCACCGTGACTTTGTTGTACACATACTTCAAATTCTTGAATACCGTGCCTGCTCCAAGTAAGAAATCATCCGGAGTCTTGCTGTTAATTCCCGATTTTCTCATTTTTTCACGCTCCATTCTTTCAAATCTAAGTTGATTTGGATTCTTTTCAGGGAACCTTCACCTGTTGGAACAGGGAATGCATTCCCATAAAAAACAGCAATCCCATTTCCATTCGGAAGGATTGCTGTTCTGCCCCCAATTGCAGGGAATAATTGTTCAATTGTTGCTTTCTGCTTTTCAAGATCCAACCATGATCCTTTTCCGGTTCCGGTCAGGATGAATTGTGCTTCCTGCTTTCCATCTTCTGCACCGGGTGTCACTTCTGAATAAGATCCAACCCAATATGCAGGAATGGAAGAAACATCAGAAGTGAATTCCATAAATTCATACGGAATCCCGGCTGAATCCATTGCATCTTTTATGAATCCCAAAGCTGCCGTTGTCATCATTCACCATTCCCTTCTTCCATTCGTGCCTTCAGAACTTCCATTGCCCTTCTGATGATTGCATTCTTCAAGGTGTTGAATGCATTCTGCAATGCCCGGTTTGGTGTTTTACCGTATGTGTGATGGAATTCCCCGGTCTTTTCATCCCGGTACACCCAACCGCCTTTTCTACCATCACCCTTCAAGGCATATTCACCTGTTCCGAATTCTTCCCATATAGCATTCTGAAGTGGTGATCCGATCACTGCTTCCAATTTCGATTCATCGACTTTGTAGGTCCATGAATTCTTCAATTGTCCGGTTCCAACCCTTGAATTGTTTGCTGTCTGTGAAGCAAGTGATTCTGCCGATTCAAACAGATAGGCAATTGCAGCCTGATTCATTTCTTCCCTAACTCTCATTGAATTATCTTCAAAATGAACAGCCATATCATTGCCCCCCTGTATACTTCAGATAGATTTCAAGCTGTTTGTGCAATCCCATTGGATCATCAATCAACTTGACATCATACACACCACCATTCACAATCATTCTGCTATTTTCAGCCTTCACAGCCGAATCAAGCTGCTTCAATCAGAAACAAACACATGTGTTGATTCCTGAATCTTTGCATTGAATGTCGTATAGGTGGAATCACCGGAAGAAAGGTCAAGGAATCCTGCAATGTTGTGAATGGTTTTCCATTCCTTCACGGATTCACCGATTTCATTCTTGGTTGTGGTGCTGATCTGAAGCTGTGCAATTGTATTGCCACCAATCATGCAAACACCCCCTAAAATCTAGCCTTCATGTAAGGCCGTAGGAAGCCGATTAAGGACTTCGGATAACCAAGTGAGGAATTATCCCCATCCATGTTGAAATAGGTCACAGAATGCCGGGAAATGGTTTCAGACTGTATGCCAACCTTATCCCTGTTTTCAAGATCCCACTTCATCATGTTCACAACACCCATCTTCACATCCACCGGATAGACAACTTTCGTCACAAGGACATCAGTTTCATCCAAGGCATCCGGAAGTGCGATGACATCATCACCTTCTTCTTCAACCTTAGAAACAACATACAGGCCTTCATTGAAGTTCGATTCGGTGATCTGTATCGTGTCACCTGCCTTGAACATGGCAACATCACAATACAGTTTCCCATCCTCAATCGTTCCAACAGTTCTGATTGCCCTTTGCTGAAAGTTGTTGTTGGTGTGTCTTCTGATCAGCAATTCGATGGCCTGAAGCTTTGCTTCAATCACCGGATCCGCAACATCGGTTGTCACATATGTCTTGAATTCTTCTGCTGTCATAATCATCAGGGATTCCCCCTTTCATTATTCAGCATCCGTCACTTCATAGCCTGCATGACTGCGGAACCATGCTGCCATTCTTGCATCAGAAATGACTGCCTGACCATGTGCGAACTGCACACCGCCTGCATCAATGCCGCAGAAATTCGGATTGCTTACCACCTTAACCAACCACTTCTTTGCCTTTGCATCTGCCTTTGCATCTGCTGCTGCATCCTTCTTTGCATCTACTTCTGCATTTACTTCTGCATCCTTCTTTGCCATGTCGATCCATCCTTTCTTTTATAAGGTGCGGCAGACTATGCCACCGCACCATTCACATTATTACGCAATCTTGATGTTACGGAGAACACCTGCATTTGCAGTATTCTTCAGAACGGTTGCTGCTACCATCTCAACTTCACCCTTCTTCACTGCACCCGGCTGACTGAAGTCCGGAACATAGGAAGTGATTGCACCGTTTCCGGTCAAGGAAGCTGCATGGAAACCGTTGTTTACATCGAACTTCGCTGCATAGATGTCAGTAACACCGGAATTCACCTTCACGCAAGAATTTGCGGTCACAGCACCACCGGAAACAGCGTAATGATTGCCAAGATCCATGAAACGAACACCATCCATGACAGTCACTCTCTTGCCGAATGCTTCCTCGGTTTCGGTCTTATAACCAAGAAGTCTTGCGATGGTCTGAACCTTGCTGATCATGTCAGTGTTCATCAGGAGTGCATCTGCATTGGTCTTCTTGATAAGGTTCTGAAGCATTTCATAGAACTGATCCATGTTGGTCTTCAGGTTTGCCATCGTGGAAAGATCAATCGTCTTGCCTTCACCTGCATTGAATTCGGAAGTGGTGCCTGCAAGCATCTTGTCAAGGCCATCGAATTCATCCGTTGCAGTGGTGCTGTTACCATTGATCAAGGTGTAGTGGAACAGGGAAATTGCTGCTGCAATCTTTTCCTCGAACTGATATGCCATGTTGTTGAACTTGCCTTCAGCCTGCTTCAACACACGGTCCATCTCGAAGGAACCACCGAAGATCTTCAGTGCAACAGTCTTCGTTTCAACGGTTGCCTGATTTGCAGTATAGTCATTGTTCAACGCACGGAATGCAGCCG